GGTCGAAGCTTGGATCTGCTGGCTCATAGCTACCCGAGTAAGTTAGTTCTTCCGCGAGGTGGTCGAATGTCCTGTAAAGGAGCGGAGTGATATTCAGTCTAGGATCAGCCGCAAGAGGCTGATCAGGCGCAAGAGGGTGCGGAGACTGCAACATCTGGCTTAATAATACCAGAAATTGTTGCATTGCTGATTGTGTTTGCTGGACCATACGGAAGGGGAAACCCTTCAACATTTCGGCCCGTTCAGAATCAGTTTTCTCAGGGAAAAGGAACTTAAGAGCCTCGATACTATCCACACCGAGCTCTTGTAAGTTACGAACAACAATAGACTTTTGATTTATGTCGTAAGCCGTGTCTTCGTACACATCGCCCTGATACCGGTAAGTAACAGTCCGATCGCCATCTTCAGGTAGACCAATAACACCAGGAGGAACCTTGTTTTCCTGCAGAGCTAATTGAATCGTTTGGTTAACCTTCGACTCAAACTTCGCTAGAGATGTTTGATATTTCTGCAGATTTTCTTCGGTTTCCTCCGTTGGAGTTTTAGGTTCCTTGAGTCCAGCGGCGGCAATAAACGATTCCCGGAAGATAACCTCTTGGTGATAGATCATCATCTCGAGCAAACGATTAAAGCCGTATGTAAGGAAGCTCTTGTTCTTACGCAGAGCCGTGGCCTGAGCCCGACCCATCAAACCTTTAATTTCGGTAGCAGTCGCACCTGCCGAGATAGAAATCTCATCGACACCACCTAATGCGGTTCGAATTTCCTCTCGTAGTAACAGCGTGTATCGATTCATGTCGCCGTTAACCGGGTCCGGCGTCATGTAGCCCACGCGGTCCGAGGGCTCTACATTCGCAATGATGCGAGGGACGCGCAACCCCGAGCCCATGCCAGCGCCAAAAGGCTCGCTTACACGCGTAGAAGGACTATCGGCTCCAGAAAAACCAGACTGGCTGCTGATTGTCGGGCGGAAAGTGATCTGAGAATCGTTCGCTTCGACCAGGTCACTCCGTGGACGCGAGCTGATAAGCGTGGGATTACCGAAGAACTCAATATTTTTAGCGATATTCCGAGTCAGCTGATCGTGCAGAACGATCTGCTCCATGAAAGGGTCGAACTCGCCTTCACCCTCGGTGCCACTTGCGTTGGGTTTGTTTAAAACTTCAACAGCAGGAATAAAACCTAGATTATTAGGTCGCTTCTTGGCAGGCGTTAATACAGCACCAGGCTCAAGGTCAAAGCTTAACTCTGTGTCGGTTTCGACTTCGCTGATTTCGTCAGCAGTAATAGTCAAGCGTACGTAACGTTTGTTCTGCCCGTAGCTGTTACTGGGTAGACCGAGATTAGCGTTTTTAACCTTATAGCTATATACAATAATAACCTCTTCTACATTACCATTAACGTCATGGTATACCCTGTACTGATTCTTATTGAAAAAATAAATCTGATACTTTAATTTTGGGTCAGGTCGAAAATAGAACAGACCACACCCATCAATAAGAAAATTACGAATTATCGCAGGGAAACGAATATCAAGCTTATTCAGCGCAATTACGTCTTCTAAAAATCTCGTACGGCTTTTGTAAGTATCTTGATCACAGTAGAAAGCAAGACCCTTCTTAATCATAAGAAGAGTCATTTGCTGAAGATGACTTAGAACAACCATGGTCGACGCCTGGCTGCTCCGATCCTGAGTGCGTGACGCCTCTAAGATCTCGGTGAATCTTTTCCTAGTTTCAGTCGAGCTGGACATCTATACGCACAAGTAAAGGGATCCTATCCGAGGATCATTTCCGGAAGATGCTTTCCTTGGCCTTTTTGGCCTTGGCTTTAGCACGCTTCATTTGCTCACTACCACCACGGGTCTCCTCGCCGCTCGGAGCCTTTTTAGCCTCCCGGTCTGCTGCAAATTTCTTTAACAGCTCGGCTGGCATACTATTAGCCATCGGGAAGAAGGTACTTCTTGACTCTTTCCAGTTTAACCGCTTCCTCGGGCAAATCCCTGATCGGATACGTTGTGATTAAATGATCCTGGCGCCCCAGCATATCTGTACTACCTTCATCAGGCTTAAACTCCTCACAGAGTTTCTGGACTTCCGGACGATCCCAAATATAAGCTTCCGCAATCGATTTTAATTTCGTCAAACGACGATCGGAGTCGCCCATCCAGGAAAAATGCCAACCTGCGTCTCGAGTACCCACATAGTAATTATTTTGCGTGGACCTCATAGAAGATAGGGTGCCGTAATCCTTTAACTGTCCTACCGTGCTGACCACGCCGCACCTCCAGTCAAACAACTCTCCCTCGGGGGAGACGAGTTGACGATCAGCCCGTCCGTAGTGCATAGACATTGATAAGCGGACAACCTTATCTTTGTTGCTTTTGACAGCTTCAACTACTTCCTCTAGTTTCTTCGGGTTAGCGATCTCGTCGCAGTCTGAGCAGATAAAAATGTCTTCGTCATCCATAAGATGAAGACCAACACCAAGCGCGTCTCTCTGCCCTCGCTCACGAATCCACGGATCCGAGGCATCCTCCAAGGAGGGTAGTTCGACGTGCATTACCTGAATTTTTTCCTCAGGTAAGCCAAGCTCGCGAATCGTTTCTAGGCAGGTGAACGGTTTAAGTTCACCAGTAGCGTGCGTCCTATTAGCGTCTGTGATCAAAAAACCATCTACATAATTCTCGAGCGTCCTGATACGGAGCTCAAGAAGTTCACGCTCGTTAAAATACGTAAAACAGTCTAAGAGCACAGTGCAACTAACAGGGTCACACTATATTAGCTCAATCTCGCTCTCGCAAATATTTTGAAACCTTCTGCCTGGCTCGCATAAGTGCGTTACCGTTCGACTGATCCAAAACATTACCGTCGTCAGACTCCATGCCGTTGTACTGTTCATTCGGCGGAGCTGCCCCTTGTGGCTGAGGTGAGTAACGATAGTCAGTTTCCTCGTCTGCCACGCCTTCAGCAAAAGCATTGCTCGACGGTTGATTGGCTTTCCGCTGCTCATCGGCAGCTTGCATATTCATTTGGTACGCTTTAGCGAAACCAAAAGCGGCTTTTGCGTAGGGGTCCATTAGTAAAGAACAAACACGCCGTTAACAGAACCGCTTATCAAAGCAGTACAAGCAAGAGGGATAAGATCGTTACCATCTAAGTTAACTGCTGTTGCCTGTTGCCCAGGTGCATCAGAGAGCTCAACAGTCAGGTAGTCCTTGCTGCTTGATGATTTTGCCTCAATAAAAATTGCTCGGCAGGTGGGAAAATTCTTGCGACCTAACGCAGGAGTCCAACCAAATCCGCTCGCGTAAGGCAGCATCGACGTCTGCCCATATACAGATCCAAATGCGCGAATATCCATACGAAGAGACTGTTTGACTTATCCTAACTCGTCGCAGCTTGCTTTTCCAAGTAAGAAATCAGTCGATCTAAGTACCAACGCGCTTTCTTGAGGTCTTCGACGCCGTTTTTAAATTTCTCACGAGAGACGTATTTGAGTACATTCATCTTGCAGCCCCCGCAAAACTCTTCTGGAGTCAGACAAGACTCCATGTAATCGATAGTTTCGATAACACCTTGCGTGTAGTGAGAAGGGTGATTAACGGAGTCGTGCACGCCTTGCAAAACAGGTAAACCAGTCTCTGACAAACTCTTTAATTTAGTTCCGTCAGGCAGAAGCATAGCCAAACATCTCCGAGATATCCAAGACAGAGCCTAACTGCCTTTCGAGTTCTTCACTGTACTTTGTGTCACAGTGCTCAACTAAGCCACAAGGTGCTATCTGAATACTCTGACCACTCTGTACCACGGGGACAACTCGGCGGTGTTCCTGACCAGGCAGGAGACCTTCGAACGCAAGCCCCATAGAACTTCTGTCAGCGAGCGGCCAGCAACGAAACTGGGTGAGCTCAAAACTTTTTATAGGATCAAAACTCTGGGATCTGACGTATCTCTCAGCCATTTCCTGATCCAAAATCATCATCCCCATATACGGATTACCTAAAGACACAAAGCCGACAAACTTCTCAAAAGGAGTTAAATAAGACTCAACACGATAGGGACGCGTACCCCAGACGTCGCGTGTGTCACTGTTAAGCTGCCAAACTCGGTGATTATCAAAAGGAACTAGCTTAGACTCGTAAGACTCATAACGACAGAATCCAGGCTCCAGGTTTAATTTTCTAAGTTTGTCTTTATAGAAAAACCAATATAAAAAGTTCTCGCTATTAAAAACTATGTCATTCTCTGTATAAACGTAGAAGTCATAATAACTATTTCTTACAGCCTCGTAGAAGAGACCCTTATGCGCCCACGTGAGTGAAAAACCCTCATAAACCTCCGAAGCGACAACAACATTTAAAGCGTTAAATTTTACATTAGGCTCAAGTAACTGCTGCAGTGTCTCTTTATCATGCTCATGCTGAGCATCTATATAGATAAAAACATCTTTTACACCAGGGATCTCTTCGTATCCTCGAAGTGTCTTTAAGAGCGCATCAAACCTAGAAAGAGGATCATGAGCGGTGACAAAAACTAAAAACTTGAAGTCTTGCATTAGTACTCCATTTCAAAGTTACCGCGACGCTGCAAGAAGCAAACTAGATGAGTGTATGCGTCTAAAAGGTCGTCGTGTGAAGTTGCGCCTATATTAATCAACTGATCAAAAAGCGCATCAAACTTTCGATAACGATTAAAAATTACTTTTTTGTTTTCCAAGAGCCCCAGCGTACCTCTAAATCGAGCGATTTTATCCCCCCTAAAACCTTTTACTTCGTGAATATGTAAGTTACCCAAGCCCCATTCGTTTAACATTACTCTACGAAGATCAGCCGCCAGAGACGCCTGGTAAGCCACAGACTCCACTACAAGAGTGCAGGTCGAGTAAGTAGGGAAGTATTTGCCTTCACTATTCTCCTGCAAGATGCCCCACTCAACCAGCATTTTACAGAGAAGATCTATTTTCTCAAGGTTTCCTATAGAGCGCACCTGGTGTGAGTCGATGATGTAGTACTTATCCTTTAAGCGACCGCCGAGAACAAACGCTGTGTAGTCGGATGTTTCGTTTTTACTGGCTGAAAGATCAATACCGACAGCAAGGCTATCGAACTCAGTAACAACGTCCCCCTTAACTAAAAGATCTGGCGAGAGCACCAGGTCCGAAGTCATTACAGGTTGCTGCTGATACTGGAAAGCAAAAGCAACAGGATCTAGTTCTTTCTGACCGAGTAAGTAATCGACGGACCACTGCTCAGGCCAGTAGCTGACTGGTTCACCGTCGTCATCGTATGTAAGTGCTTCCTGCTGAACCTGCTTCCAGCCTTTATCCGGAACGAACATCGTTTTATGGATATCAAGAGGGTGGAATCGAGTTCCGAGACAAATTGCACGACCGCCCTCAAAAATAATCGGAGCGATAACTGAGCTCCAGTTATTATTCATTTCCTCTCGAATAGTAGGGTTCTTAATATCTGTACTCGATTTAATAGGGTCATCTACGATAACAAGGTGCGCACGCTTAGACGTGATGGAGCCTCTGAGGCCTGCCGCTCTTAGCGTGAACTCCTCGTCACCCACACGGCTGATGCCTGCATAATCAAAGTCGATACTCCAGCCAATATCCGATTGCATACCAGACCGAAGCTGGACTTTTGGAAAAATCTTGCGGTATGTAGACGAGTCGATAATCTGCTTAATGATTCGACTTTTAGGTATGGCCGTGGCGATGTTGTATGAACAGTAAATAATCTGCAAGGGTAACCCTGCTGTTGTGTGCCTGCCAATAATCCAGGCAGTGAACATATTGAGTACAGTGCTTTTAGCGCTTCCTCTAGGTGCCAAAATATCAAGATTAGGCCCAGCAATATCTAATAAGTACCTGTTGCTATCACCGGTAATTAAATGCTTGTGCCACTCCAGCATGTGCTGCGCCGGAGCCTTGTCCATAATCGTACAAAAAGTATGAAAATCGTCAGACGCTCTTAGAAATATATTGTCTATCGCAGAGTTTTCTGAATCTACAGCCTTAGCTGCACGTAGCTTAAGTGCACGGCGATACGCAAATGTTTCTCTACTAGGCATGTTTCCTCAAAAACTGTCTGTATACTGTTAGCAAGATTCTACCGCCAAATGGCAAAAATTCTCTGGTACGGAGACATTCTCTCGAACACTGGTTTTGCTAGAGTAACACACAGTATTCTAGAGCATCTGTCTCGCACGAATGAAGTTGTAGCTTTTGGCATCAACTACACCGGAGATCCTCACGATCTGCCATTTAAGGTCTACCCAGCAGGTACGCAGAATCCAGGAGATCGATTTGGTATCGGTCGTCTACCACGGGTGGTGGAGCAGGAAAAACCAGACTTTGTTATTTGCTTAAACGATATCTGGGTCGTAAATCAAGTCTGGGAGCGGATCCACCTACTGAAGGATTCGCTGAAATTTAAATTCATCGCCTATTTCCCCGTTGATTCAGCGTATTACGTGAGCTCCATGCTCTCGTACATAAAAGATTGGGACTTTGCAATTACGTTCTCTGTAGAGCAGGCGCACCGTTTAATGGCGCAAGGAGTTAAACCAAAACTTTTAGGGGTTGTGCCGCACGGTTTAGATCAAGGCAAGTTTTACCCGATTGATAAAGCCGAAGCACGCAAAGCTCTCCGTATTCCAGAGGATAAATTTATTGTCCTCAACGCAAACAGAAACCAACCGCGAAAGCAAATTGACTTAACTATCAAGGCTTTTGCTGAGTTTGCAGTAGGTAAGCCGGATACACAGCTTTACTTACACATGAGCGAAAAAGACCTCGGCTGGGATGTCCGAGCGATCTTCGATGCTGAGATGAGGCGAAAAAATTTAGAAGCGGATAACAGGCTGATTATGACTACCAGCAATATCGACTACACAAACGCTCCTCCGGACGATCTCCTCAATAAAATCTATAACGCATGTGACGTTGGTATTAATACAGCAAACGGAGAAGGTTGGGGATTAGTGCCCTTTGAGCACGCATCTTGTAAAAAACCACTTGTGCTGCCTAACCACACGTCGTTTATAGACATCTGGAAAGGATCCGCGTTGTTGGCTGATGTAGCTGCTTGGGTGTATGACAAAGATCTAAGCGTCGAACGAGGCATCGTGGACGTTAAAGACATGGCGGCCATGCTCACTAAGTTATACGATGACAAATATTTCTATAATGATATCGCTGAATCTTGCTTCAAAGTCACGCAAAACCCCGCTTACCGCTGGGATCGAATTGCTGATGCTTTCAACAAAGCCATGGAGGAGCTGAGCAAGTGACCCAGTTTCATGGTTACCGCACCTACAACAATCGAGTTGTTAAGCGAGCCTTTGCTCACACAAAGTCTGGTTTTCCTTCCGTCTTTGATCAAGCTCAAGACATAGGCGGAGTATTCACTCAGATAACATCAGGTTTACCCGAAAACAGTTTTGCGAACTTCAGCCCCTGCGTGATTCAACACAGGGGAGCTGCGCTTATCGCATGGCGGTCTCAGCCTGAGCACTTTGTATTCAGGCACGACATGAAGTACTTCTATTACAACAACACCCCTACCGATATCTGGATCGGTCAACTTTTAAGAGACGATACTATTGTCGCCCCTAGAAAACTAATCGATAAACCTCATCGTCTCAGTTACGAGGACCCAAGAATATTTATCTCCCCTGACGACAATCTGCTATGTCAGTTTGTGACTAGCACTTACGCAACTAAGTGGGACTCTACAAAACATAAGATGATAAAAAGCCCCAAGGTTTGCACTGGGGTAATTAATGAGTTTGGTGCTCTAATCGATAAGTTCTATCCTCCGATCGGGCACAACCACGAGGATGGTTTGGCTGAGAAAAACTGGTGCTTCTTTGCAGATAACGAGTACCTCCGATTGCTTTACTCGACACAACCCATTGTTATTAAAACTCCTGGGAAGAGTGACAAAGTTATCGACTCGACTTGCCTAAAAGCGGTAACTTCAGAACACCCAACGTTCAACTCAACTGCCCCAATCCTTGTGGAAGATGAGTGGTTGGTCTTTTATCACTGGAAGTTCATGTGTCGCGAACTTGATCGGCGGCCGTACCTAATGTACGCACTTGGTGCTTACTGCCTAGATAAAGATCTAACCAAGGTCACCCGAATGATGAACGAACCACTTTTCGTCGGATCTACGAATGACGATCTAGTTACTTGGACAGATTCAGTGGGCAACGATATCTCTAATCAGCCCGCTTGTATCCTTCCTTTCGGCTGCTTTGTTGACGATGACGAATTAGTCATGTCCTTAGGCGTTAATGATTACTTTATGGGTGTGTTTAGAACACCTGTACTTAATGTGCTATCATTAATGCAGCCCGTTAGCTAGGAGTTCTCTAGAGTTCTCCTAGCTCACGAAGCCAAACGGGTTAGAAGGTAGGTTCCGGTCTACCTTCGCAAATTTAACTCTTTTCTTCTTTTTCGATTGTGCTCCAAACCACGATCGATGCGTCTTCGAGGAGCGAATAAACGGCAGGGACGTCTTCGAAACTATTCATTAACTCACGCATACACCTATCTGCGCCAGCTAAAAGAAGCCCGCGTCTATCCATGCCATCCGTTAACTGACGTACTGCCTGGATATGCGATCTAATTTCCTTCTGGAGTACGGCAATTTTTGTAGCAGCTGTGGCGTAATCCAACATTCCAGTAAGGGTCATTTGCCTTACGTTATGTAGATCCGTCTTCATTGAGTCAATCTCAATGAGAAGCACCTTGCGGAGATCTTCTTTTGGGTACTTCTCATTAACCCACGCGGTTAGATCAGCAATAGACCCCGCGTAGCTTGGTTTCAGGAAACGGGCGTAAAGGTATGCTTCGATGTCGCTAGTTGCGTTTTTCGCATAGTGCTTAAACGCATCCTGTTGAGACTTATCTAATGAACTAAGCCAGCCGCCGACAGTAGTCGAATCACCAATAGAAGACTTAATCACGCAAACATCCGAGTACCAGCGATTGCTTGGTTAGCTCCAAACTGCTTAAGGGCCAGCTGACCTTTAGTAGCAGCTTTTGTGCGAGCCAAATCACCAAGCGTACGTACTTTATCTAACTGAGCAGCATTTTCAAATTGCTGAGCACCAAGAGCTAACAAGCCTTCGTTCTGAGCACGCTGCTGATAAACCTGATTCAGGGTTTCGGCCTGGTTCTTGGCGACGTCGCCACGGAGTTGTTCTTGATAAGCGCGGACACCAACATTAGTCATGCCGAGCTGATTGGCCAGAGAATTTTCTCCGGCTAAGGCAGCAGAACCTGCTTGAGCCAGCAGCTGAGGAGCTTGAAGCTCTGTTGCAAGCTTGGCCTGTCCTAAGTTGTATAGAGTGTCAAGACCCTTACCAGCGGCATAACCGGCAACGGAAGCCTGAAGCGTGGCATCCTTCTGAGCTCGCTGAAGAGCTTCAGCCAGAATACTGAGCTGAGAAGAGGCTTTCGTAGTACCTGCTTGCCCAATCGCACCCGCTAAGGCGCCTTGCAATAAGCTCAGGCCTTGATAAGAAGCAGTTAAAGGGTTGTTCTGAGCGGCCATCTGAGCCGCAAACTGTTGATATACGTCTCCAGGTTGGGCACCACTGCTGCTGTCGCCGCCGCCGATAAGAGAACCTAAAGCAGTCCCAGCACCGCTTCCTATAGCAGCTCCAGCAGGGCCACCAACAATGCCTCCTACAACAGTACCGAGACCACTTAAAAAACTCATGATCAGCTAATCACAGAGGAGGGCATACCAAAGCCAGAACGACCTTGACCTGCAAGGGATGCGCTGGCTTGAAGAACGTTAGGATTAGGAACTCCAGCAGCATAAGCCAGGTTCATCATGCCGAGACCCATTGCGGTATCTCGGTTAATTTGAGCCTGAGTGATCTTCTGCCACGCGTCGATGGTCTGGAGCTCAATCTGACGCGCAGTATTTTCGCGCATCTTCTCCATGCCAGCCTGAGCAGCGATGTCGGCCTGCTGGCGGTAAGTCTCGATATCAATTCGAGCTTTTTCCGGATAATACTCACGAGCAGCTGCAGCTTCAGCTGCCTGTGCCGCACGCGTAGCCTGAGCTTCCTGAGATTGAAGCTTCATCAAAGCTTCAATCAAAGCAGGGAGGTCCGCACCCGAAGCTCCGCCGGGAGGAATTGGTTGCTGCGTGGGCAAATCAGGTGTATTCGAAGCGGGTCCGCCAGATGGAGAAGCTCCTGTAGGGGCTGGAGCAACAGGAGGGCTCGAAGCAGTCCGCTGTTCTTCCTCCCGACCACCTTTACCAGAGGCGGCTTCGGCAACTTTTGAAGCGATTACCAGAGGGGCGGTTATAGGGTTGGTGGCTAAAAAAGCCTCCAAAAAGTCGACGTTTTTCATCAGAAACCCCTCCCGATTTCACTAATAATACTGCCGTAATCGGGACGATTAAGGGAACTAGCAATGCCTTGTTGGACTACACCACCGAGGCTCTGTGCTCCGCCTTGAATAGCCCCGCTAAGTGCTTGTGAACCCTGACCAGCTGCCTGCGACAAAGCAGACTGAATAGTACCTTGTTGCTTCAGTTGCTCGATTGCGTACTCACGAGCACCGGCCTCAGCAGCGGAACGACGAAGCTGATCTTCCCGCTCACGAATGATCTCATCCGCATCCAAAGGAGGCATACCTAATGCCCGGCGCTTAAAGTTCTCATTATTTACATACTGCTGAATGTCGCGAACATCCTGCAGGGTAATCATGAATTTGCTGCCGGATCCTCCTTGAGTTTCAGGAGGAGCAAACGCCCCCGTGGCAATCTCGGAACCAGACTTTATACCGCCAGCAATAAGATTTCCGACGACTTCAGCAAGAAGGGCAGCCCCTAAGGCTTTAACACCTCCGGCAGCAGCGGGTGCGGCTGCAGCAGCGAGAGGAACAGGCATTTGAGTGCTAGCGGCGAAGGAAGAGGTTGGAACTAAGCGAGTGGCAGCGCCTGTTACCGGGCTTGTTAAGGGGTTTGGTTGCTGAATAAACGAGTAACGGCTCATCAGAAACCTCCTGGATTGTCGTACTTGGTGCCACTAAGAGGCTTCTTCATTAATTTTAGAGTATCAACCTGATTATTTACATCTGTACCACGCTGCATTTGCTCGGGAGACGGCAGCGCAGAAGTCTGTGGAAAGTTACTTTCCATATACAGACGCATGAATGTGTTTGCGTCTAACTCGGGAGAGAGCTTACGAACGTCTCGTTCTCTCAGTTGTCGCTGACGTGCATTAAGAGTCATCAGCTTAAGGGCTGGAAAGCGCGGGAAGGTTCGATTCCGTTAGAAGACGGCGCGTTGAGAACGCTGTAGTTAGAACCTAAGTTTGGGGTGTCGTACTCCATCGGACGTTGAGACGACAAACGATCAGACTCTTCCTCCGCCTGACCCGAAAGCTGCTCAATCAACGCCAGGATAATTTGATACTCGTCAGGCTCTAAGGACTGCAAGAGCTCAATTAAATAAGCATCTTCTTGCGGACGTTCAGGCTCAGTGCGCAAACGAGCGGCTAACTGAGCTTTCTGCATCGGGGCAGTGTTATTAGGGTACGCATTCAGGGAGCGCGTAGCGCCTGTATAAAAACCTTCATCTTCCATGCCGGGCATGGGAGGAGCTGCTTGACCAAACTGACGGATGATCTGAGCAGTAGCAGGAGTAGCTGCGGCCATCTCAGCCGGTGTCTGCGGCACAGGCAGCCCAAGAATACGAGCGGCTAATTCGTAATCGGCTTTAGAAAACACCGGACACTACCACGGCTGATTCTTTTATATTACCGCGAATATCAAGGATATCGCCAGGCAGGCACTCTAGCGTCATACAGAGCTTCTCCAAAACATCAGGAGACGGTATATAACAAGGATCACTGTATATCTTTCTTGTAGTCGTAGGTGACAAGTTTGCACGTTTGCTTAGCGCAAACGACGACAAATGCCTACTGTCCAGTAAAGTCTTGAGAGTATTTACAAGCTTGCCTGAGGCTGTGTACGAAGAGTAAAAAGGCACGTCCCTAACACCCGATCAGCACATAATACTTCGAGACTTTATAAAGTTAGAACCCTAGGTGCTTACGTCGGACAAACTCCAAATCGTATGTAGTAAAGCTGATAGGAAATTCAGGAACATTAAACGGAGCTTTGTGAGTAGGTTCATCGACATGGGCTTGCCAACCCTCGCCCCACTTCATGTGCAAATAACGTTTATTGAGCTCATGAGCCACATGAATAGATCTCGCAATCGCAGGCTCAGATCGCCAGGTCTGGCTGCCGTCTGAATAATCCTTTCTGGTTCCGTGGTAATACCCGTGCTCGAGAGTTAAGATCCTCTTTACATCATCGTGTATAAAACGAACTCCGTAATCCATATCCTCACAGTAACCAGGGTATAAATTCTCATCAAACAAACCGTATTTCTTGACCATCCAATCCTTTAAAAGAAAAATATCCCAACCGCCCCCAGAGCCATGAACAGTACCTACCTCGTTATCTTGCGCTTTCTCATTCATCTCCTGTAGAAAACCAGGCTCGAACATAACATCATGGTTTGATATAATCCAGTAAGGTGCTTTCATAAAGCACTTAATAATCAAATTCCACGCTCCGGAACAGCCTAAGTTGGCTGGCATGTGCGTCACATGAACCTTTTTTACAAACGGATTCGATAAGTTACGAACATTTTCTACCGCGTCCGTAATCTGCCCACGGCCGTTGTTATTCACAACAAAAAAATTATCTACTGGGTAGTCTATGCTCATAAAGAGCCTGTGTAACCAGTATGGGTTATTGACGATTGCAGTACCGAGAACGGGGATCGAATCCGCCATCTTCCTTATAGCTTATGTCAGTATGCTATCAGAATATCTCCTTAAATAGATTACATCCCTTAGCTTCCTTAGTCTGCGCTTCAGGAATATCGAAGGAACACCCATAAGGTGTTAAGTGCACACAGTCACTACAAGGTATTTCAGGAGTCTCCCCGGTAACCACGAGGGCGTCTTTTGGCTCTGAAGAATCAGGAACTAAGTCGAGTACAGCATTTTTAATAAGAGCAAACTTAGAACGAAGCATACGAAGCTCCTCGTAGCACTCAGCAGAAATCTCGTGCATTGTCTGCCTGTAGTCGCAAGCTAAGCACTTATAACGTCGTCGCGTCCCTTCAAAAGTTTTTCTGCTTTCGATGACTTTAAACTTATGGCTGTTGCAAGCCGGACACTCTTTTGTTGCGTGGTAAGCGTAAAATCCGCTTAGCTGGGCTTCGGTGTGCTTTTTACGTTGTGACGCCATGTTGAAATAATTAAGTGCTGCAGGTGGGACTCGAACCCACACGAGATGAACTCAGCGCATTTTAAGTGCGCAACGTCTACCATTCCGCCACTGCAGCGGCAGAAGGACTGTAGCAGCTAATCAGTCAGATGCAGCGTCGTCATCAGACTTTTTCCAGGTCCGATCACCGGGCAGTGGCTCTGTGCCGTACTCAAACGTATCGTAGTCATCCTCATTACGAGGATCTTCAATAATCGCATAGTGCGTGGTGTTTTCCTCGATAAATGACTGCAAATTCGAGAGCGCTTGATCTAAGAGCTCCTTCTCCTCTGGCGTCAGCTCTTGGTTCTCTTCCATGATCCTGCTGCTCCTAACTCCAATTTAAAGGTTTTCGTAAACACGGAACTCAGCGTTTACACTCTTGCGGCAAACGCGGGAATCAGATGTGCCGTAAAGGCGATATTGCTCCGTAGTACAAGCTTGTACCCTCTGATCGAATTCAGCTTGTCGGTCAACGGCTTTCGTGAAATTTCCGAACATCCACAAACCCAGGCCAAGGGCAGGGACGAACAAAAACAGAAAAGGGAGGAACTGAAACAGCTGCTGGATGGCAAGCCCCCAGACAAGGTGGGAGGTCTTAGCGTCGAGATTGATTTTGATGTTGTTAGACATATAAGTCACCTAGTGACACAGTCAGCATACACCCGCGCCCTAGCCCTGTCAAGAAAATGCTGCTACGATGCTGACACACCAAGAATCAGGCAATGACCACAGCAGCCAAGCCTAACTTCAAGGACCTGATGGCTCAGCTGGGTGACGAAACCGCAGCAGTAGCTCCTGTGGTGCAGATTCAAGGCAAAAAGAAGCTCGACGACCGATATACATTCAACCAAACCTGGTTTGATGCACTCCTAAACACCGATATGGTGCTTTGCACGCGTGATGAAGCCAAGGATATTCGGCTGAGCCCCGCTGAAAAACGTCAAATCGTCGAAATCGGAGTTTACGAGGGCGCATCTAGCTGCTTTTGGTCTGATTTTTACCTTTCTCACCCCGAATCTCGCCTGATTTCGATTGATCCGTTCACCGGAAGCTCTGAACATCACGAAAAACCCGAAAATTATCCGGAATTAGCGCAAATTGAGCTGACTGCTCGCGGAAATATCGCCAAATCCGACAACGCATCTAAGATTGAGATTATTAAAGGTCTCAGCTGGGACGTTTTCCCCGAACTGAACCGTCGAAATGGGGGCGAACCCTGGATTGACGTCCTTTATATCGACGGTGCCCACGATCCCGCTTCGGTAGCTCGCGACACAACCTTATACGTGCCGATGGTTAAGAGTGGTGGCGTTGTGATCTTTGATGACTACGGCCATCCTGATGTTCAACGCGGTGTTGATGGAGCTCTTAACGCGTTCGCTTCAATGAAAACCGCGATCTTCACCGGTTGGCAGCTCGCCTGTCTCGTGGCATGAACGAAAAAGACGTCTGTCGGACTTGCAGATTCTTTAGGTTGACGCACGATGCCGACATTAACGCAGCTGGAGAATGTCGTAGATTCTCCCCTGTTCCCGAGTACAAACAATCGGCCTTGCACCCACGGGCTCAATGGCCTTTGGTCAACGCCGATAAAGACTGGTGCGGTCAGTGGAAACCGACTAAATCGTAGCTTTAAAGCTAAAATTGTAAGATCGACTAAATAAGCCGCTTGCGATGTCTGACTCTGTATTAGGTTTGGGCGCGGCTGCTTTGGGTGCAGGTGCCTTAGGCGCCGGCTCTCTTGGTGCATCTAGAGCTGTTCGTAAAGCTAGAAAATATAAAAAAGAACAAGGTGCTCGTATGGTAAAAACACCTATGCCTTCTTTTGAAGATTTTCAACAAGGTGTAGCTAGCACACGTAATCAAAAGAACCTTATAGACGGCCCTATTTTGGGAGGGACTGGCGACTTCTACTATCGAGAAGCACCCAAAAAGATTCCCGAAGGGTCCTTTATTGTTCAAGGCCCTTCAATCAACACGTATCCCTACCGAAACCCTCAAGAAGGTTCAACACGATACAACCAGATGCCTACATATCAGTTGGTAACGCCAACAGTAAATACTCAGCAGGCACCCGTTGAGCGTACACCCATAGCCACAGGGGCAGGACGCAGTGCTGACTTTTTCGGCGGCGCAGATTATAAACAAGCTCGCGCTCAAGGCTACTCAAACAAACAAATCCTGAAGCATTTGGATCAAAATCAAAATTTACTTCGAGGTAATCAAGCTGCTGGCGGTGGCGGCATTTACGATCGAATTAAACAAAAAGTTGAGCGCCGCGCAGAGCGTCGGGCGGAGCGTAAAGCAGGTAAGCGATGAGTAAGTGTCTCGTTTAAGTTTTATTCTTAAACGAGACACTTAAGACTGGCGCTTGGGTTTCGGCCCGCGCCCCACACCTTTCCCACTAGCAGCTTGTCGCGTACGCAGTTTTTATTACTACCCCTTACCCTTTGTCTTCTACAGCTTGCGCTTTGGTTCGTTTCTTTGCGTCCCAATCCGCCGGCTTCGTCCTGCGCGTCAACTGAATCTTGCGTTCATCCACCAGGTGCCAACTACTGACAAAGCTCTGCTCTCCCCACGCTGCCTTAACCAAAATCCCATACGCATCGACCCCAGTCACCTCAAAATCGGACTCATCGAATAACATATAACTCATACAGCGCACCCGTTCTTCACATAAACATAAATGCTAAACTGAACTATACACCCTTAAAACTAAAGGGACGAAGTGGCAAACACAAATCCATATCTTCCGACATTTCGTTCCAGCTATACAGGCGAAAGTCAAAACATAGGTGGGTCGTCGCCGTTCCACATCGACTTTCGAGTTCTGTCGTCCTTACCTTGGCAAGAGAAAATCCGCGCCATAGACTCACTCGCCAACCAATACAAAAGCATCGGCCGCGAAATCGAATTTTCCAATCAAGCCGTATCTGGTCGTCGGTGGAACCTTAACGCCACCCCCGAAGAAAAGAAAGCTTTATTCGAAGCTGCAGCTACAGCACACGCAAATCGCCCAGGGTGGGACCCCCTAGATTTTTACGTCCCATTTGCCGGTAAAAGCCGCTTTGACGAGGGCGCAGTCGAAGGCGCTTCAATTTTTATCCCCGGCGTACCCGGCGGCAAAATCACCCGTGGTTCCGGCGGCGGTTATGGATACTTCAGCGAAGCCGTAGATCCCAGCGGCCGCGTGGTATTTCGTGTCGGCCACGGTGACATCAACCGCCCCGAAACTGAAGCGGAAATTGCTGTCGCAGCAGCAAACGCCGCAGCCGAGCAAGAACAACAACCCGCAAAATCAGCGGACGAAATTCTGGCTGAAGCTATCGCCAAACTCCAGAAAGACTCGCGCCGGACAATGCCGCGCCAAACCTACGAAGGCCCAAGTGAAGAAACTTTCAGACAAAACGAAGAAAACATCAACAGAGTGATGACACAACTAATGCTGCAAAAAGCGGCACAGCAACAAGAGGAAAAGCAAAAGCAGCCTACCGTCCAACAGAACGTAGGCGCCTTGGCAGCCGCTTTAGGTCAGAGAGGTTTTGCGACTCCTAAGTCTCTTATCTAGATTGCCTCACCTGGAAACAACTCGCTTACAACTGCTTCGAGCTTAGTCACAGCTGTACGACGCAAGCTCAGCTCGTCTGTTAGCGCACGCTTAATAGCAGGAACAAGCTTATCGATCATATCGTCTTCCATGTACTCAAAAATACTTTCTTCTAACCTCTTGTACACCGCTTCTTCGTAATTAGGCCAGGGATCACAAGGCATCGTTCCAATGGCGTATGACACCGGCAATAATAAAGCAGTTGGTGACAAAGTACGTGACGAAGATAACAGTCCGTATCCACGCCACTCGATCGGCACTCTTTGAACAATCTGCGGCTTTAGGTCCAAGTGCATTGGCCCACAATTTGAAAGCTTTTTGCCGGCGGTGCATTTTGCAGCTAGAGGCAGGTATTGACGGTTTAGACTTCTCGAGCAATACTCAACAAATCACATGGAGTTCCTTAGCGTTCTGGCGTCCATTATCGTCATACTCATCATAATATTCATCTTAGGTTGGATGCTCCGCACAACGAGAGAATAACAAACTCAACGAATGTCCAATTCTCCATCTTCGTTCCAAGTCATGCTGTGCATTAGATGGTAAGGCGGTAGCTCCGTTTTGCGCGTGGCAACATTTGATGCCCGACCAGGAGCATTGACTGGGGCCAAAGCAAGCAGTTTGCCGATCTGCGTCGAAATGCGATCGATCGTTTTACAGGGATCCCCCACGGGTCAAAAGCGTGTTCCTTACTCTAGGAACCTTTGCGCCGCAAGGGATCTCGTAATTTAAAAATTATTATGTTAAACGCCACCGAGCGGGAAACCCCGTTGCATCAGACGCTGGCGGGCTCGGTCAAAATCGCCACGTTCGCGTCGGACCCGAAGGAGTTCAGCGAGAGCGGCCTCGGCAGCAGGTTCATCACCACCGGGATCGATGTCTCCGGGTGCTACGGGAACAAAAGGAACATAGCCTGCAACATCAGGACCAGGGCCGCCGATAAAAGCATTTAAGAAAGCTTGCCCCAGAGCTTCGATTTTGCTGTCGTCAGAAGACGGATCGTAAGGAAGCGTTTCGACAGCGATAGAATCGCTACCAGGCCGATACACAAGGTCCCGGTACATGCTGCTTTTCGGCAATAAACCTCAATCTATTTTAGAGCCTCCCAAAGGAATCAAACGCACGATTACCGTTGTCTTACTGCTGTGGGCTATCGGCAGCGTAATTATGCTTCTTGATAAAGTGCGTTTAAAGATCGTTCGCTTCAAGAATAACGGCAGCTACAACGATTATTGATAAAACAAAAATAACAGCCATCATAATAATGACGGGCCAGACAACAGAAGTCATTAGAAAGCTTCAGGTAAAAGACCACGCTTCTCTGCTAACCGGTAGGCAAGATCCGGATTTGCTTCGACCCAACTCATCAGAGCTTCAGGCGTCATACCTGTGACAGCGCCACCCTCCATTAAACGACGCTGAAGTTCACCACCTCGCTCCATTTCGCGCCCTTTACGGTACTGCTCAGCATACAGCTGGCCCAATTCGTTCATTGTTTCGGGCTCCCTTTGCTGAGGAGGGTTGGGGCTGACGGGAACTTCGCGACTAACAGGAGGGCGTGTCTCTTCCACGGGGCGCCGAACAGCCGGACTGCCTGTAACAGTACGAGTTTGCTGAGGAGCCTTCAACTCGGCAGCGCGAGTTTCATTAGCTTTCCGCTGTTTTTCGAAAGCTTCCCTTAGCTGACGCTCCTCTTCATCTGTTGCACCGGCCGCCCCAGCATCCAACACATTCAAAGCGATACCAGGGAGGAGACCCCCAAAGCTGAAATATTCAACACGCTGCCTCGCTTCAGGACCGAGTGTATTACCTACAACGCCACCAATAACTTCCTCGAGCAGCATCGTAGCTGCGTTAATAGGATTTAAAGGATTTAACGCTTTGCCAACCGCACCTAAACGCGTAGTAGGCACGCGAGTTTTAAAAGGATTTAAAGCTACTGGGAAGCGAAAACCCATTTTTAACTGAACTATGCCCTAAAAATAATTATAAGCCACCTAGAAAACCAAAAAAAAGAGGCCGTTAAGCCTCAGGAGCCCCTTGTCCTTCGTCCCTTGCGGAACGATTCAAGTCTAGTTCGCCCGAGACAACTGTCAATCGCGAGGGGAGGCATCGAACCTCCCGTCTCTAGGCTGTCTGCCTAGCGTTCTTGCCTTTTGAACTACTCACGAAAGGCACTTGTTACTGAGGGGAGACGTTATCGGACGCCTCCTGAACCGGAGCCCGATGCCAAAGCAGAGCGGGAACGGACTCAATTTATCACGAGACTCTCGTGGGCGTAACGCGGATCAATTTCCACGCCGCGATAAACACACCGGTGGCCTGCCTCACGGGTCATTTTTTGCCACTCGTGCACCTCTTTCTGGTGCTCAACAGTGTCATACTGTTTGCCGCGATACGTTAAAACAGTCATGGGGTGGCCTGTAACTACCTCAAGTATAAGAAACGGTAGCGATTGATACTGTATTACTGCTATACAAAACACCTACTTAGATGTAAAACCAACACACTGGTCCTAGAATTTTTTTGTACTCTGCATTCA